GTCCATGCGCGCTTTGATCTCGACACCCTCCACTTCGAAACCCTGGCGGGTTTCGATGTACACACCCTGCTGCCCTTCGAGGTAGCAGTATTCGAGCGTATCGATCAGCGCCGGATCGGTGAACAAGAACCAGTTGGTCGCGGTGCCGGTGGTGTTATCGAGACGCGGCTCCACGACCGGGACGAGCGAGCGGACCCACTCGGGCACGACCTTGGTCTGATCGGACGACGCGATGTTGATCGGGTAGATCAACTGGAGGGCGTAAGTTTCGAGCGACGGCGGCACCGCCATGAAGCGGGGAACCAGGTCGAGCGGCGTACCCTGCGGAGCCTTCTGGAGCCGCATCTGCACGCGCGCCTTGGCAAGCGCCGTCAGCGGAGCGGCGTTGGTCACGGTGGGATCGATGCTGCTGGCCACACCGCTCAGCAGATTGCTGTGCGCGGTGTGGAAGATGGCCTTGTTGTCCAGCGTCATTACCACGTTGGCCGTGATGAGAGCCCAGACGGTGTTTGATTCAAGCTGCGCAGCGGCCACACCCAGAATTGCCGGGATGCGCGTAAGCGCCTGGAGGTCGTCGTTGATGATGACTTTGCGCGTGATGGCCACGACCTCGCCGAAAGTCTGAAGCGAGTAGTTCGTGTTCATGTCGGTGAGATTCGCCCGGTGGTATTCGCCCTTCTCGTTCAACTGCTGGAGGGCCGGGGCATCGCTCAACTGAACGCGATTGATCGGCTTGAAGTCGGGCGCGGTGACCTGCCGGCAGAATGGCTGGAACGTGCGCGGGTACGCTTCGTAAGCTTGGCGTAGCGTCTTATTTGCCACGTTCGCCAGGATCGCGGGGAAGTCTGAAGTCGATTCGGCGCCGCCCCCGAAGTACTCTGCTCCGCGGCTCGGGGCCTGCAACGCCAGTTCGGCGATCCGGTTCTTGGTCATGCCCCGATGGTTGATGCCGCGGATCTCAAGGGACTCGCGGGCCATCTCCATGAGCGACAGACCCACGTACTCTCGCCCCATCTCCTCGGCGCGCCGCTGGTGTTCCTGGCCGCATCCGCTCAGCAGCTCGCCGGTCTTGGGATGCTTCGCCAGGAAGAACTTCGGATCGTGGCGCAGCAGCATCGCGCACTGCATCGCGGCCAGTCTGGTCTCGCCGCCGTCGCGAGTGATGCTGAGTTCACTCCGAATCGGCATCTCGCGCCCGCCCACGCCCTCCTGCCCCTTGGCGCTCAGCGCCGCGAATGCGTCGACGCTGAACTGATCAGCCGTCTTGCCCTCGGCGATGGCTTTACGGACAAAGTCATCTCCCAGAATGGATTTGAAGCGAGTAGCGCGATGTTCGATTTCGACAACGCGCTCTCGCTCCAGCTTTACCGCCTCACCGCGCGCCGCGGCGAGGTCCTGCTCGTTCACACGGGCCTCTGTGCCCGCCTGCGTAGTGGTTTCTGCCATGGCAGGTTTCTCCTTTTGTGGGCTGATTGCCCGTGCTGCTTCGCCGCCAGTTGTTTCGGCGGCCAAGAACGTTGTGCTGAAATCGGCCGGGATCGGAACAACCGAAATCTCGAACGGCTCCCAGTCGGTCGCCGTGAACATGCCGATCTCGTTTGGGCTGCTGTAGGCCGGCTTACCTTCCGGCATGCCCGCTGTCTGGGCCTGGACTTTGGTTTTCTCGCGGCTGTAGATCCAAGCTCCGAAGCTCAGGTTCTGCACGATCCCTGTGGACACCTTGCGGAACAGCTCTGCGCCGTCTTCGTCGCCCAGATCGAACTGAAGCGTCGCCATTCCGCTCGGGCCATCCGCCCAGGCTTTCTTCACGACGCCGACTTGCGCCTTGGTGCCAGCTTTCCCGGCGGCCACGGACTTGTAGTCGTCGCCAGTGAAGTGCGTATCGAAGATGGGCGCGCCCGCGTTCAGCCGGTCCAGTCGCGCGCCGTCCATGTCGAGTGTGAGCATGTACGGCTCGCCGGTGTCGGGATCTTTCCTCGGAACCTGCGCGCCGGTATACCAGACGACATCGATCGTGCCGTCCTTCTCGTTGGCTGTGCTGGCAACCGGCTTGGCATCGGAGGCGGCGAAGAACTCGGACACTTGATCTGCTGGCATCTGAACCTCTTTCTACGAGCGGTAAATCCTCGAAGGAGAATCCCAGGAGCGCGACGCAGGGGACGCCGAGAACAACTCCGCGATGGATTCGGCGTCGGCATTCGAAGCAGCGGGGACTTTCGAACCGGCGACGGTAGGCTTCGAACTGGGCGTGCGCTCCTCGCTTGCGGCGGGCTGCTCCTGGCCGCGATCCGTCACGTTGCGCGGGTCGCAATCCAAAATGATTTCGAGCTTGTCCAGCACCTTGTTGATGCGCGCGATCTTCTGTAAACGTTCTTCCGGGTCGTACCCGTTGCGCGAGATCGCTTCGAACAGATCGAGCGTCCCGGTCCGAATCATCTTCAGTTCCGCCGCCGCGTCCTTCACCGGATCGACGCTCTCGAACTTCGGCGCAGTCCACTGCACCGCGTGCACGGTGACCTTCGAATCATCCAACGCCTTCTGCGGGATCTTGCCCTGGAGGATCAGCGTGTCCACGAAGCGCCGCCACACCGGCATGCAGAACAGCGGGATCAGAGTCAGCCAGCGATAAGCCTCCACCGTGTTGCGGAACCCCAACATGCCGCCGCGCCAGGAGGAGTAATTCACTTGCGACATGTCGCCCGTGCCGAGTTCGTACGGCAGGCCGATGCCCGCCATGATCCCCTGCAACTCGGTCATCTTGTACTCGCGGTAGCCGCCCGCCGCCGGCGGGTTGTTGAACTTGATCTCCTGGCCTGGCTTCAGGTACTCGACCATTCCAGGCTGGAATGTTTCCACGGGTGCCTTGGTGACAGGGTCGGTGCCGGAGATGCCCAGTGGGTCGCCCTCGATGCCTTCCGGTTGCTGCACGAAGGCGGTGACGCACGCCTCCACCTTCTTGCGGACCCGCTCGGCGTCGCAGTAGTCATCGAGGTCGCGGAGCGCCATCATCACGGGCGATAGCCACGGCACGCCTCGGACCTGCCCAGGCCGCAGCACGCGATAGACGTGCATGATCTGATCGGCTGGGACCGGCTGGCTGATGATTCCGCCGCGCGGATTAAGGATCAGCACGCCGCCCGGGTGATACGTGAATAGCCAGTAAGCGACGCGGCGTCCGAGGTCGTCGAATTGCACGCCCTCCATCACATGGCCGTTGACCAGCCCCATCGTTCGGGATTGGTCCAGGAAGTCAGCCTCCAGCATTTGAAGCTGGAGAGGAACGCGCAAACCAGCGGCGGCGAGACGCGGGCGGAACCGCAGGATGGCTTCACCGCTCTCTGCCATGGTGCGGACCGCCAACGTCTGCATGCCATAAAAGTCCAGGCGCTGCGGGGTGTCGCACGCGTCCGCGAAGAACGGCCACTCGGCGTCGATGATCTTGTCGATCGCGGCATTTCCGGTCTTGGCCTTAGGAACGATCCCTGTTCCGACGACGTTGCCGGCCAACTCTTCAATCGAGCGCGCCGCATATGGATTGTTGCGGATAAGATCGCGGCTCCGGTTGCGGAGCCAGGTAAGCGACCCCATCAGCTCGACGTTGGCATCCGTCGATGCGGCGTACCAGCCATGGGAGCGCCGGCCTGCGGTGGCGCCTTCGTAACGGAAGCGCTGCGCGTGCCGCTCCAGGTAGTCCTGGGTCAGCTCCAGTGCCACGCGATTCCGTACGCGTTGAAGCGCGAGCCGTGGTGCCACCGCACCGATGGCTCTGTCGAGGAAATTCATCCGGGCACATCGGAGCCGAAGTATTCCGCGCCCGGCCTTTCGGGCAGTCCCTGCCGAAGCTCCCTTATGATCATGTTCAACGCCGTTTCGCTGATGACTACGTACCGAGCGCCCTCGGGATCATCTTCGGCCGCGCCTTGCCTCGGCGAGCGTTCGAGCGAATCGATGAGTTCCGGCAGCCGCGTCATTCTCACCACCGGTCGTCCAACGTTGGACCCGTGGGACCGTCTCCGCGCTTGTGTTGCGCCAGCGTGACACGGCTTCCTGGTTTCCCGCTGGTCTGGCGGATGTCCTCTTCGATCTCGGCCTTCGCCTTGCGGAGATCGTCGACGGAGCGGTACGTCACCTCACGCCCGTCCGGGAACCTCACCTTCAACGTGGGGTTGCCGAGCGCCTGGTTGACCGCGTCCAGGTTCGCTTGCAACTGTTGAATCGTTAACGCCACGTCAGCTTCTCCCGAACCAGTCACGCCGTGGTACCCATCCGTCTGCGCGATTAGGAGTTCGTCCCTCGACAGGCCGTTCGGAGTGCTCGGCCTGGGCCACAACCACCGCCGGAGGAATCGACTGCATCTCTTTTCGCCGCGACCGCCCCATCTGCGAGAAGCGATCACAGTAGACGGTCAGCTTCAAACCGCTTGCATAGAGCGCGTGCAGCGCCGCGTAAGCGTACACGCGGCAGTCGAGCGCCTCGTTCCGCGCCGTTGCTGGCTTCCGCCACTCCTGCTTCGGATAGCAGTGGTGGTATCGCGTGTACTTCTTCTCGGCGGTGAGTTGATCGAAATACTCCTGGTCGCGACCAATCGGGAAGTGGCAATACCCCGGCCCCGGCTCCTGGATCTTCAGCCGGTCATAAAGCGCCGTCTTCGCGGCGTCCACTCCAACCATGAAGAACGGAGTCTGGTTCTTCCGGCTCGGCTTGCGTGGCCAGATGGGAGACTCGCCCGCGCGTCCCTTCACGGCATATACGCGGCGCGCATAGCGGTCCCGCGTGAATCGCAGCACGGTAGCGTCCTTGAATCCGCAGTCGATGCACGCCGTAGCGATTCGAAGGGGCTGACCGGAGTCGTGCATGCACTCGGACAGGAGCAAGCCCTCCAGGTGATCCCACACTTCCTTGCGTGTGACGTCGCCGGGGATTACATGATGCGCGATCGACCAGGACTCTTCATCGCGGCCCCAGCCAACGATCTCCACCTCGAGCCGGTCGGCCTGCACGTCCACTCCCGCCGTGACCAGCGCAACACCGTCCGGCGCCTCCGCTTCAAACGGCTCGCAGCGATTCCACAACGCCCGCGCATCGGTCGGCACTTCGTGGTGTTCTTCCCACAACTCCGCGAGCACAGTGTTCATGAACGCCTTCAGCGTCTCCGGCGACTTCTTCGCCGCGATGAACTCGGTGGCGATCGAACCCCACGCGCGCTTCAGTGAGACCAACTGCGAGATGCGGAATCCCGGAATCGGCGACGCGGGGTTTTGCGCGCGATACTCGCCTCGCTCCACGATCCATGCCTTCTGGTGGTGCGGAATCAACTCGCGGCAGCCCGCGCAGCGGTACATGGCATCTTCGGGTTTGCCCTCGGGCCACACCAGGCCGGGTCCCGTTCCATCGCCGAGCACGAGCACCTGGTAGTGGCCGCACTTGGGGCAGGGCACGAAGTAATCGCGCTGATCGCTTTCGATCCACGCCTGTTCGATGCGGCTGACGCCCTTGATCGTCGGCGTGGACGCCATGACGATCTTCTTGTTGTGCTGGAACTCCGCAGTGCGTTGGACGGCGAGCGAAACCGGATCGCCCTCCGTGCCGGCGCTCGCCGGGTAACGATCCACCTCATCGAGCAGTGCGTAGCGGATCGGTCGCATCGCAAGCCCGGAAGGGGAGATGGCTCCGGTGAACGTGATGTGCCCCGCGCCGTTGACGAACACTTTGTGCAGCGTGGTATTGTTCGAGTCGCGCGACTTGACCGGCGCGATCTTCCCGCGCAAGCTCGGCGTGCTCTTGAACATGGGCGCCACGCGGTCCTTCGAGAGCGCCTTGGCATCCTCCGTGCGCGGCTCCACCACCAACACCGGCCCAGGATCGACATCGGCGATGAAGCCGAGGAAGTTCAGTAGGACCTCTGTCTTCATCATCTGCGCCGCCGACAGCAACACCACCTGGCGGCACGGATGTGCAGGGCTGAGTACGTCCATCGGCTCGCGCTGGTAATGCCGGGTGCGCCATTGGCCTCGCTCGGCTGCCGCGCCGCCAGTGAGGACGCGGTTCTCGTCGGCCCACTGGGAGACCAGGATGTCTCGCGGCGGCAGCATCGCCGCTGCGCCGACTTCATGGATGGAGAACGGTTGCATCTTTAGAGACCCGCGTCCGCGACGGCCTTGCTCACCTTCCGCAGTGCCGCCGAAACCTCGGCGACCAACATTCGATGAATCGCTTTCTCGTCATCCACCGCTGCAAGCATCGGCGCGAGGCGATCCGGCATGGCCATCAGTCCGTCCTTGACGATTGAAGAAAACCCTGCGGCATACTCGGCCGCACGCGCCGCCGGGATCAGTTTCCCGGCTCGCTCCTCATATTCCAGTTGGGCGGTCCGCGCCGCGAAGCTCTCCTTCACCGCGCGCGCCCGCAGGTACGCAGTAACCGGATCGCCCGATGCAGCAGGCGGCTCGTGCATCGGCGAGGGCGCGGCTGCACTCGGCTTGTGAATCGTCTGGCCGGCGAATGTGTTCTT